GACGCATCTGGTTACGAACTGTACGAACAGCAGAAGGGCGCAATAAGCATTGACTCGCCTTCAACGCTTTCACGCACTTTGGCTTTCCGTGGTTACTTTGCATCGTTGATGATTGACTCAAGCAAGTTCGTCAAGGCTGCAATCGTCGCCTAACGCAACAAACTAGAAGGACTGCAAAACAATGGCTACATACAATCTTGCGTTTCACACACGCCTAGAGGGTGTCGTTGTTTTGCAAACCTTTGTCGATACTGACATCCAGATACAAGACACAGTCACAATTGCTGGAGCTGGTCACGACCTCAACGGTACGCATACGGTCATCTCAAACACACCCTATGAATACCTCGGTCAAGACGAAGAAGGCGATCTACTGTTTGATTACAGCGTCATCCGAGAGAACCAGTTTCTCTTCCTTGATGCTGGCGCAGACGTTGAGAGGTCGGTGGCTACCGGGACAGTAGCTACCACCTCGACGGCCTGCACATGGATCACATCTGCAGACGTTCTCTCGTGGCTTGGCATCGCAACAGCGACAGCCAACGACACAGCCTTCGTTACTGTTTGCACGGAAGCAGCTAACGCGCTCGCGTTCAGGCGCAGAAGGAGCGCCGGATACACCGACGCTTTCTCGCCTGCACCGAGTGCCGATGTGAAACTTGGTACAACAATGATGGCTGGAAACCTTTACCGTCAGCGTGGAGCTGCAGGTGGAGAATCGTTCATGTCGTATGAGTCGATGCAGGCTGGAGGCTCACCCTTAGCGATGGGCGACATCCTGCGTTTGTGGGGCGTGAACCGTCCACAGGTTGCATAGTGGGTCAAACAAATGACGCTCGCATCAGGCTGGAATCAGCACTGACCACAGCTGGCGTTGTTGTAGTTTCCGACTCTCGCAATGCACGGCCTCTGTCAGCAATCATTGACCCTCCGACAATCACAAGATCGTCAACCAATCAAACTGTTCTGTCTTTCCCTGTCAACGTCATGATGCCACCACCGGGCAACCTTGACGCGCTCATTGCGCTTCTCGATCTGATGGACACCGTGATGCTTGCAACTGGAGCGACAGACGCATCGCCTACTGTTTACACAGTCGGCAATCAAGAACTACCTGCCTACACGGTGACCGTGCCGTGGGTGGCTTACCCATAAAGGAACACATGGCAACATACAAAGTCATCGCAGACAATGTCTCAGGCAAGAAGCCCGGCGACACAATCACAGACGAGGAACTCATCGGATGCTCCGTTGAGGCTCTCATTCTCGGTGGCCACATCGAGGCAAACAAAACATCCAAACCAACCAAGGAAGCAGAGGCCGAGTAATGGCTATTTATGTAAACAAAGACATCCAAGTGAAAGTCAACACTGTTGACCTCACTGCCTATGTCACAAACGTGGAAGTTGTGAACGCTGTTGATGCAGTTGAAATCACAGCAATGTCAACAACATCAACAAACGGCCACACCTTTACAGGTGGTTTGCAGAACAACACAGTCACAATCAACTTCAACCAAGACTTTGCAGCCACCAAGGTGCATGCAACTCTCAAGGGTCTTGTTGGCGTTCCGACCACAGTTGTTGTTCGTCCTACCTCTGCAGCTGCTGCAGCTGGAACAAACCCAGACTTCACTGTGACCTCGGCTCTAATGTCTGAGTACCGACCCGTGATGGGCGCTGTGGGTGACCTAGCCACTGTCGGGGCCATAACGTTTGCTGGTGGCCTTTACACAGAGACTGCATAATGTTCGAGCTTTTCATCGCCACCGTGCTGGTTGATGGAAGCGAACATGAAGTCGCTCTGTCAGTAGCAAGTCTCCTTGAGTTTGAAAGATTGCACACCGTGTCAATCATCAAAGCCATCGACGACAATCTCTCAATGGAATACCTCGTCACGCTTTCCTACCTCGCTATGAAGCAGGAAGGCCACGTGTCCAACATTGAGAAATACAAAGCAGAAGTCAAGGGTGTCTCCTACAGGGTGGAGCGCATCCCTTTTGGCGAGACGGTGTCCACGGAATCATTGCCGGACTAATCCTTCAGGGGATTCCATGGCAGGACCTTCGAGAGATGCCGGTCACGCTCATCTCAACCCTTAGCCAAGCAATCCAAGATAGGCAGAAGTAAACATGGCGCAAGCAAAAGTCATCAACCCAAACCGAGACCTAGCTGCAGCCATCAAAGCTATCAAGAAGGTTGAGCCTGATCTGATTCGCCAGATGCAGAAAGACATGCGACGCGCAGCTGCGCCAACCATCAAAAGCATCAAGGACTATGCCTTGTGGCTTGACCCCGACCTCACGCCATTCAACAACAGTGGCGACTCAAACATCTTGAAAGGCGAACTGATCAAGGGTCGTGGTGGTGCTACACGCTGGCGCAAGGAAGCAATCCTGCGTGGCATCCGAGTCAAGTTTGGTGGTGGCACACGCAAGTCACGCATGGGTCGCAAGCAATACGCAATCATGAGCATCTATCAAGCGAATCCTGCAGGGGCAATCTACGACAACGCAGGCTCAGGCCCATCCGACTCAGCGTTTGTTGAAAACCTTGACAACCAAGACAAAGCACACAAAGACGGTGAGCGCAAAGGCAAAAAGGGCGCATCGCGTTACATGTGGCCCGGTGCAGAATCAGCCATGCCAATGCTCAGAGAACAAGCACACATAATCCTCAACAATGTGATTGAAGACTTCAACCGTAGGAAGGCTCTCTAATGGCAAACATCGTTTTGCCTTTCGTCACCACGTATGACGACAAAGGCGCAAAGAAAGCAGACCTCTCTCTCAAGGGTCTGATGAAAACACAGCTCGGTATGGGCGTGTCTGCAGCTGCCGTCGCGCAACAGATCGGAAAGGCTGTCAAGGCTTTCGCTGAGGATGAGGCACAGCAGAAGCAGTTGTCTCTTGCCGTTCGCAACTCGACAGGCGCGTCAGAGGCACAGGTTGCAGCCATTGAAGACACCATCAGCAAGATGCAGTTCCAGAAGGCAGTGTCAGACGGAGAACTTCGTCCATCGTTAGCCACACTTGTGAGGGCCACCGGCGATGTCACCAAGGCTCAGAGCTTGATGAACCTTGCTCTCGACATCTCTGCCGGTACAGGCAAAGACTTGCAAGCAGTTTCGCTTGCACTCGCCAAAGCTCAGGGTGGCAACGTCACAGCCCTCACACGGCTTGGTGTGTCGCTTGATGCGAACGCTGTCAAGACCAAAGACTTTGACGCGATTACGCGTGAGCTTGGCTACACGTTCCAAGGTGCAGCTGATGCTGCAGCAAACTCTGCCGAGGGTGGATTTAAAAAACTTCAGATTGCAACCGACGAGCTGTATGAGACCGTCGGTGGCAAACTTGCCCCGGTCTTAGGTGACTACGCCACTGCAGCCTCCAAGATTGCTGAAGCCACAATCGGTGCTGAAGGTAAGACCAAAGGCTGGTCAAACAGAATCTTTGAACTGGTCACACGCGTCTTGCCAGCCACTCAGCAGATTGGATTCTTAAACAACGCAGTCAAGGGCTATGCCGACACTGCCGGTGCAGCAGTGACCGAAACTCGTAACTTGTCGCGCCAGTTCCGTGCGTTTGAGGGTCAGATGATGTCGGCCTACGAGAACGGTCTGAAGCCAACCAAGGAAGAACTTGCAGCATTGGCAAGAACGCAGGACACAGCACGAAAGAAGGCCAAAGACTACGCAGAGACGTTGCGTGATCGAGTTGGCACTGCTTTGCAAACAATTAAGGACAAGGTCAAGTCAGCACAAGATGCTTACGACTCTTTCCGTGACTCTCAAGCCGAGTCAATCACTGGCTTTGTTTCTTTGTCTGAGGCTGTCAAAACTCAAAAGGATGCCGAGGATGAACTGTCAGATGCTCTCAAGACACGCGCACAAGCCTATACAGACCTCGCAAAGATTGACCCTGCAGCACAGGCCGACGATTACGCAAACGCCTTAGAACGCGTCGCACAGGCTGAGTCAGATGTGGCATCGGCAAGCACTAAACGCTCAAAGAGTAACTACCTCACTGTCTTTCAGAAGCAGATTGAGGACGCTAAAAAGTTTGCATCAAACCTTGGTCATCTCATCAACGCAGGACTTGGTCAGGCTGGCTTAGCACAGCTCATCAACCTTGGCCCAGAAGCAGGCGTTGAAGTCACGGATCACATGATTGCCGTTCCTAACGCTGGAGCAGTCACGCAACTCAACCAAGACCTTGCAGGACTCGCTAGTTCGGCAACCAGTTTCGGCAACATCGGTGCAGGTGCTTTCCTTGGTGGCAACCTTGCCGGTGCTCAAGCCACGCAAGGCACAGTCAACCAAATCAGCATCCAAGTCAATGCTGGTCTTGTGTCTAACCCTGCACAAGTAGGCCGTGACATCATCGAGGCAATCAAGAGTGCTGAACGCCTCTCAGGTCAGGTGTTTGTCAGCGCATGACCCTGCCCACAATTCGAGTCCTTGTCGGATTTCAGACGACCACTAACTACGGAACACCGTTCCAGTTGGATGACGCTGTCTATGGCAAGTTGAACACAGGCACTCTCGGTGGCATCCAGTTTGCAGATGTGACGTCATCGGTGCAGTCAATCAACATCAACCGTGGACGCTCACGCCAGTTGCAAGAGTTCAACGCAGGCACAGCGACAGTGTCGTTCTACAACAAGAACAGAGACTTTGACCCTCTCAACACATCTTCGCCGTATTGGAACACCACCGGCAACGTCACTGGCATCGTGCCTCGATTGCCAATCCAAATCTATGCAAACGAAAAAGCCATCTACACAGGACTAATCACAGACTGGAACATTGAATACGACCTTGCGTTCAACGACATGGCCTACGCCACATGTGCAGACGACTTCACCGTGCTCGCCTCTATCAACCTGAACGCTCACACAACCACACAAGAAGTCAGCTCAACACGCGTCAACACAGTGCTCGACTACACAGAGGTGAACTATCAAGGGCCACGCTCAATCGCTACTGGATCATCAACTCTCGGAGGCACAGCTGCATCAGCAGACTTTTCAATCGCTGCAGAAACTCCACTGCTGAACTATCTGCAAACAATCACAACCTCTGAGCAAGGTTTTCTGTTTATGTCGTCAGGAGGGACGCTTACATTCAAGGGTCGCTCGGCAGTGTTGAACCCGACTATCAAAGCAGCCTTTGATGTTGAAGCCAGTGGCATCCCCTATCAAACCTTGACAAACCAGTTCGGTGATGAACTGCTTTATAACTACATCGTTACGCAATCCCCGGCAGGAGCTGCACAGATTGCCTCCAACGCTGACAGCATCGCCCAATACCAGACACAAACGTATTCAGAT